TCGTTATTCCGGGACCGTACTCGCAGCCCGAAAAGATCGCCAATATTAGCACCGCGAGCGCCCAGTTCAGAAGCAACGATGGTCTGACGTTCATGGATCTGAATCCGACGACGCAGAAGATAACGATTAATGCGCCCGGCGGCTTCACGGTCAACTCGCCGCAGTCGAATTTCAGCGGGATGGTGATCATTCAAGGATTGCTGTCGTGGTTTGCTGGCATGACGGGGACGATCGCCAGCGGAGTTGCTTCGACGATTAACGGAGCCGTGGCATTCATCGGCACGATGACATCGAACGGCCATGCGATAGACAGCACGCACCAGCATACAAACTCTGGCGGCACTGGATTGGGCGGCCCGCCACAGTAGCGCGGGTATATCGTTCGTAGTACAATGTTTTCGCTGCGCCTAGGTTGATCGCCGAAAGCCGAGACCTCACTCGGTTGGCGCAGCATCAAATTCTGAGGGTTTCATTTTTGAGGAGATGGCAGATGGAGCGCGCGAAGTTTCGTTGGTGGGATGTTGCCAAGCGCGAAGGATACCCGGATCACAGCGATACCGTTTTGGCGGCTATGTGGAGACGCGATCAGGAAGATTACTATTTCTTCGCGGCGTATTGGGATGGCGCTTGGCACGAGTGGGGTGACGAACAAGATATTGAAGTAAACACAGGACTCAAAGTCACTAAGTGGTCGGAAATACCTGAGCCAAAGCCGCCTAAGAAAACGTCCGCATCGAATATTAGTGAGAAAAGCGCGATTCCGGTGTACGTATCGATAGCCAAGATAGGCCTCAGCGAGGATGGGAAGCGTGCGCTTCTAGCCGCCGGCATCTATGGCGTCAATGATCTGTGCGCTGCATGGGATAAGGTTGCCGCTATGCCGAATTTGAGCGCGCCGGACTTGATAGCCTTATCCGACGCAATGACGTCGCATGTGCCTTAAGCGCCTCAAAAAGAAAACAAACAAGCCCACTTCGGTGGGCTTTTTTATGGTCTGACGAAATGCGCTATAGAACACTAGATGCGAACGGTAAACCGATGAATTTGAATGTAAAATAAGCGAGCCGCCAAGGTGCTTCCAACACCGAGGCGGCTCTAACCAAACCCCTACCTGTTACGAGGTGAGCGGCATGGCTGACGCCATTGTACTGCCCCAGGATTATTACGTTTACATTCTGTACCGCGAGGATGGCGTGACGCCGTTCTATGTTGGCTTGGGCAGAAAAGATCGGTGGCTTCAGCACGAACGAAAAGCAAAGCCCGGTGGCACCCACAAAGACAACATTATCTGGGGAATGAAAAGCCGCCAAATGGTCGTTCCGAAAGAAAAATTTGCCGAAAATCTAAGCAAGGACGAGGCTGTCTCATTGGAGATATCCCTGATCGCTGCGTTTGGTCGAGCGCCTTTGGGGCCCTTGGTGAATAGAACACGGGGCGGAGAAGGTGTTGTAGGGATCCCGCGCGATAGCTTATTGAGCATGGCTAAAAAGGCCAGGGAAAGGTTTTCTTCCGAGAGCGTTAGAAAAGCGCACGGCGAAGCAATACGAAAAGCATGGGGTGACAAAAACTCCATTAAGCGCCTGCGGCAAAGCGAACTGACAACGCGGCACTTCGCCGACGATCACGCGAGACTTGCCAACTCGGAAAGATCAAAGAAGGTATGGAGCGATCCCGTATTTAGGGAAAAGAATCTTGCTGCCAGATGGACTGAAGAGCTTCGCAAGCGCCATTCCGATCGCGTAAAAGGACAGCCGCTTAGCCAGCAAACCAAAGATAAATTGAGCATGGCTCGCTTGGCGCATGTCGCGCTTCCCGGAACGCGAGAGAAATACTCGAAGGCTATAAAAAATGGCTTCATTGCCAATGGAACCGCAGAAAAATTGCGCGCATCCGCCAATGCCAGATGGGAATCGAGTGATGAGCGGAATCTGCAATCGAACCGCATGAAACAGGTATTAGCTAACCCGGACGTGAAAGAGAAGATGCGCGCCTCCTCTCAAAAGAGATGGGCTAATGATGAAGAGCGAGAGCGATACAGAGAAATTGGTCGTCGCGCCGCAGAAGCTAGATGGGCGAAAGTCAGGCAAAGGAAAGAGGATGAGATATCGGACGCTATCGCCCTCGGGCGACTACACGTGGGGTGAAAACGGCTCCAATTTTCTAGTGAATTCACCGGAAGCAGTCGGACAAGCGGTACTCACGCGCCTCAAGCTTTTCGAGGGCGAGTGGTTTTTAGACAAGACCGCGGGCGTGCCGTATGACACCGAAATCCTCGGCGCCGGCACGGAAAATACGCGCGACCTCGCCTACCAAACGGTGATTCTCCAAACGACCGGCGTAATTGGAATCGTTGAGTACGCCAGCTATCTGAACCCGGCGACGCGCGCCTTTGTGGTCGCCGCGACGATTGACACGATTTACGGCCAGACAACCATTTTGACGGGCACCTGATGGCTACGACTTTCCCGCTTGCAACGCTGGCCTGCACGATCGGCCCGGATGGTATTTCGTGCCCAAGCTATGCGGATATTCTCGGCTCGCTGACGGCCTCGTTTCAGTCGATCTACGGCAGCGACATTTACATCGATCCAGACAGCCAGGACGGCCAAGCGCTTGCGCTTTATGCGCAGGCGATCAACGACGGGAATCAGGCGGACGTTACTGTATTCCTCGGCTATTCGCCGTCCCATGCTCAAGGCACTGCCCTTGCCAGCCAGGTCAAGATCAACGGCATTCGCAAACAAGGCCCGAGCAACAGCACGGCCGTATGTGATGTGGTTGGTCAGGTCGGCACCCCCATAAATAACGGCGTAGCACAGGACCAAAACGAAAATCTGTGGAACCTGCCGCCGTCGGTGGTGATACCCCCAGCGGGCACGATCGCCGTTACCGTGACCGCCCAGCAGCCCGGCGCGATCACCGCGATTGCCGGCGCAATAAACCAGATCAACACGCCGACACGGGGATGGCAGTCAATCTCCAATCCCGACCCTGCGGTAGCTGGCAACCCAGTGCAGTCAGATCCAGCATTGCGCCAGCAACAGGCCGCATCCACGTCGCTGCCTGCGCAAACGCCGTTGCAGGCAATCATCGCGAACGTGGCGAACACGCCGGGCATTGGTCGCAACGCGATCTATAACAATCCGACAAACGCGACCGACAGTAACGGGCTACCTCCGCACTCAATCGCCGTCGTGGTCGAGGGCGGAAGTATCACGACGATTGCGCAAGCCATCGAGGTCAAGAAGTCGCCTGGAACCGGGACTTATGGCACGACACCGGAAACAGTGCTGGACCCGGCTGGCGTGCCCGTCACGATCAATCTTTTCGTGCTGGCCGAAATCAATATTTTCGTGCAGGTGGTTATCGTCCCGCTGACTGGGTACGTATCCACGACCGGAACTTTGCTGATTAACGCGGTGGTGGCTTATCTGGCCGGTTTCGCGATTGGGCAAGATTCGTTGCTCGGCAAGCTGTTTGGGCCCGCCAATCTGGCCGGCGATGCAGCGACGTCGAGCTCGGGCCTGACGCAAGCGCAATTGGATGTGTTGAGCAACACCTACAATCTGCCTGTGTCGAATATCTATCAGGGTCGCTCGGATATGTTGGTGACGGGTGGATCGTACGCGGCCGGCGCAAACGTAATCGATATCGCGAATGTCGCAAGTCTAGCCAATGGTCGGTCGATCATCGTCGCTCAGGCTGACGGCTCGCAGCTCACGTCGACGATCACCGGCATCACCGGCAATGCCGTGACTTTCACGCCTGCCATCGCGGCCGGGAAAACGGTCAATGCCGGCGCGCAAGTGCTTGTGAATGGCGACCTGATCATTGCCTTCAATGAAGGTGCGCAGTGTAGCGCGGCAAACATTAATCTGGTGCCGTGATGACGGTCGAACTGTCGCAGTACACGTCGCTCATCACGAGCGAACACAACCAGCGACCGAAATTCATGGCGATGGTATCGCTGCTCGCCCAATGGGCTGTCGATCGACAGAACATGCTGGCATCGATCCCTGCTCTGTATGACATCGATCAGGCTGTCGCGACTCAGTTGGATGCAGTTGGGGAATGGGTAGGAGCTTCGCGGAACTTATCCGAGCCGCTGACGGGCGTGTATTTCAGCTTTGATGAGGTGGGCCTTGGCTTTGATGAAGGCGTATGGCTTGGTCCGTTCGACCCGACCAGTGGCCTCGTTGCACTGCCCGATCCTCAGTATCGAATCTTGCTGTACGCGACGATCGCCGCGAATACGTGGGATGGCACAGTGCCTGGCGCCTATGCGGCCTGGAACACCATCTTTGAACCGCTTGGTTACTCGATCCTGATTCAAGACAACCAAGATATGACGATGGATATCGTCTTGGTTGGCCCGACGCCTGACGCCGTGACGTTAGCGCTTTTCCTGGGCGGCTACCTGAATCTGATCCCGGCCGGGGTGGGCGTTGGGTATTACTTCACCCAAAGCGTGCCGGGCGTGCCTGTGTTCGGATTCGACGCGGAGAACTCGAGCATCTCAGGTTTCGATGTAGGCGCTTGGGCGTCAGTCATTAATTAGCGGCACCCACACTTTCATTTAAGAACCGCCTACGGGCGGTTTTTGCATTTCTGGAGCATCGATGTCCACGGAAAACGACTTCCTTCCTTTTGCGGTAGGCGGCAGCGCGAATGTCGTCACGCAGGCGGCTTATGCCGCACTAGCGTCTACGCTGCTTCAAACCGGTTTTACCGCGGGCGTGGCACCTTCGGTTCAATTGAACAAGGTGTGGCGTCAGTCGAGCATCATGGCCGCCGTGATCGCCCAGTTCATCGTGGCAGAGACCGGGCAGACGGCCATCGATGACGGCACCACTGCGACACTGCTCGCCAACTTCACGGCCGCAATCGTCGCCGCATCCAAGCAACAGGTCATCTTGACCGACACCGGGGCCGTGAATGCGTACGCGGCCGCAAACCCTGTTCCTCTAACCGCACTTCCGACGGCGAGCGGAGTTTCGCAAAAATTCCAAGTCGCCCACAGCAACACGGGCGCGTCGACCTACGCTCCAGACGGACTCGCTGCGCATCCCATCTTTGGCCTTGGCGGCGTTGCGCTGCAAGGCGGAGAAATGCCCGTCGGCGGCGTTGCTGGTCTCGTCTCCTATGTCGGCCCGCTACTCAACAGCGGCGCCTTGTGCTGGGTGCTCTACGACTGCACTGGCGGTGCCGAACAAATCGCCCCCGCTACACAGCCCGCACATGCGGTGCAGCTCCAGCAAATCGGCCACGGCCAGTGCCGCTTCATCTTCTCCAGCGCCACCGCGACCAAGTTGATCCCATACAATGGTCAAAACTTGATCATCAACGGCGCGCCGCAGCAGATTCCCTCTGCCGGTGTGTCGCTGGCGAATACTAGCCTAGCCGCATCGACGTTCTACTACGTCTATGCGGCAATGGTCAGCGGGGTTATGACGCTGGTCGCGTCGGCCACCGGTCACGTCACGGGCTCGAATGGCGTTGAGGTAATGATAGGCGACGCGACTAAAACGCTTGTCGGTTCGGTGCTGACAAATTCGTCTAGTCAGTTCAGCACGTCGAATAATTTCTATG